CAGTTGTTTTGCTTAATTTATTTTGCGTGTTTGTAAGTTCGTCTTGAAAAATTCTCAATGCTTCTTGATCACGTTCAGACTGCGTTTTTGGTGAGCCTGTGGTAAATTTTTTGGGGGAAGCAGTAGATTCAGGCGCTTTGCCTAAAATAAGTGCGCCAAGTTCATCCATCACAAGCCTCCAGTTTCAGACAATTTCTTAATGTTCTGATACTTATTGTAGAACTCTTGGCGCTTTACGGGGTCACTTCCTAGCAATTTTTCAATCTCAAACTTGCGTTTAGTTGGGTCAGTTATGTCTTTGTAAATGTTCATGGCTTCAAAAACTTTGGTATCAGCATTGGAATTCCACAATTGCTGATAAGCCTTCAAATTGTTGTCGCCATATAACTGTGCAAATTTCTGTGCGCCTTGGGCTTGCATATCAATGTTGGTTTGATCGGCTTGAACCCTACGGGCAATTGCAATCAATACACTTGTTGGCACTTTAACCGTACCATTAGCCACGGCTTGCATATCCAAGCCCGCCACGGTGTTACCAACGCCACCCATAGCCTTTGTATTGGATAAAGCCATGTTAGCCAGGTCTTTGGCAAGCATATCGTATTCATCGCTTTTCATAGCGGAAAGCACTTTTTGCTCTAATCGACCAAAAACACCGCCACCTGGGAACATTAGATTTTCACCAATTCCTGTGGCTTGTTTGATAACTTCCTCAACATTCCTTCGGCTTTGTGGCAAAGTACCTTGTGCCTCAACCAAACGTGTGCGATAGGCTTGACCCGCTGTTTGGTCTGCTACCTCTGTCGGCTCTGGTGCATAAGGTTGTGAGGCGCTTCTGACAGGGTAAGGCAATGGCAAATTGCCAATTGTAGGTCTTTGCCCACCAACCGCACCAGGTTGCATTGGAGTGTTCTGTAAGCCACCCGCCACGCCAACGGTAGCTGTGGGCGCAGCACCCGCCACGCTAGGCTGCGTCAATATTGTTTGACCTTGGGCTGTTGTGCTAATAGTAGGTGCAAACGCTGTTTCTTTTGCAGCTGGCGACAACAAAGATTGTTCCTGGGCAATTAAGTCTTTTACAACATTAGGGCCACGGCTTGCTCTGCTTAATGGAATTTTGTAAGCCTCAATTAAGTCATGCACTTCACGGCTATCGGGGTTTTCCTTTTTAAGACGATCCAATTCACCAATAACCGTTTGCGGATCATCAATGCCCATACGTCCCAAAATGCCCAAACGTCCACCAACAATTTGACGCATATCTTGCGTCATTGCATTTTTTGCTTTTGTTGCATTTGTTTGGCTTGTGTGCAATTGGCTAAATGAATTGATAACATCAGAACCCGTCAACGGTGCAATCTTTGGAATGACAGAATTAAGTTTGTCCATGTCAATGCGACCGTTGGTCTGCCAATTGTCAGGGTTGCTTGTAAACTCTTGCAGTTTTAAACGCTCATCGTTTTTTTGACGCAAAACTTGATTTTCAATTTGAGCCTTTTCCAAAGCCAAAGGATTTAATTGCTGCGCTTGTTGGAAGTTTTGAATTCCACCCGCTAGGTTAACCATTTCCCCAAGACTTGTCGTTTGGGGTTTAGCGTAATTTACGTTCATTGATAAGTCAGCCATGATTTGTCCTTATGTCGCTTTAAGCATAGAGCCAAGTAATGCAGTATTGCCAAGGTTGCTTAACAGGGCTGCATTGTTTGCGCCTGATTGTGTGGCGTTACTTGCCAAAGCCGATCCAATACCCGTTGCAAGGTTAGCCGTGTTCAAGCCATAAGCATTTGCCGCACCAATACCTTGACCATAACTCTGTGTAAGGTTTTGACCAAAATTGGAAGCCAACGAACCCATGTTAGAGCCGTATTGGTTACCAAGACCCGCCAATTGACCCGCAGACGTTGTGCCAATTTTAGCCATGTCTGCCAAATTGCCGTAAATGTTTTGGCGCTGCGTGTTAAAGTTATTAAACGCATTTTGATAAGCCCCACCCGCATAGTCTTGGGTGTAGCGTTGCAGACCTTGCAAAGCATTACCGCCCAAGCTACCACCGCCCATGTTGGCGGCTCTTTGGTTAGCCATTTGGCCTTGTTGCAATTGGAATGCGTAGTTAGGCGCTAAGTTAGCGTTAAGGTCAGCATTTGTAAATTGACGGTTGAAATAATCCGCATTTGCACCCAATCCCGTTGCAGCTTGGCTTCCAATGCTTTGATAGGGCTGCTGATAGCCAACTTGTTGGTTATACAAGTTCTGTAAATTAGAAGCAGCGTTTTGGTTAATGTTTGATAAATCTAAGCGGTTAGCTGTGCCTAAATTTTGTGCATTTGCGTATGCGTTTGTTAGATTTGAACCCGCTAAAGAACCATATTGGTTAATCAAATTTCTAGCATCAGTAATGCCTTGTTGATTGGCGTAAGCGCCTAATCCCGTTCCGAGCGCAGACAAGCCCAAACCCGTTCCCAAGCCTGTGCCTAAAACTGAACCCACGCCTGTTCCTGTACCGCCCACAACGCCTGTTCCCGTGCCGCCCACAACCCCTGTGCCGCCTACAACGCCCGTTCCCGAACCGCCAAGCCCTGTGCCAAGCAATGTGCCTGTTCCACCAACACCGCCTGTGACGCCCGTCCCTGCGCCCGTACCCAACAAAGTTGTTCCAAGCCCCGAGCCTGTTAAAACACCCGTTCCCGTTAAGCCTGTGCCTGTACCCGTTCCAAGCAATCCTGTGCCAAGGGTAGAACCCGTTAAAACGCCTGTGCCTGTCAAATTATTAAGCGCTGAACTGCCCAATAAACCCGTTCCTAGTGTCGAGCCTGTTAACACGCCTGTGCCTGTTAGACCGCTTCCCGCAGTAATCCCTGCGCCCAAACCTTCAGCGCCCAAGCCCGCAGTTCCCGCATTCAATCCAAGTCCTGAATAACCGCTTGTGATGCCCGTGCCTGTACCCATGCCTGTAACGCCACCAGCGCCAGTTCCTAATCCATAGTCAGCGCCAGCAGTACCCAAAGCATTAAGAGATGTGCCACCCGTTGTTCCCGCAGCGCCACCACCACCAAACAGGCTATCAAAACCACCACCAAGACCGCCAAACAAAGCAGCGCTTCCAAGAGCAAACTTTAAGAAATCTTTTCCCGCATTCACTTCTTGTGTAGTGCCAGTTCTTTCAAAAGTACCATCTGCACTATATTGTTGATATTTTGAGCCAACGGGGTCACGGTAGTTAATGTCACCAGTAGTTTTAGACGTATAAACATTCTGAAGTCCACCGATTTGTTGATTTTCACCATCACCAATAACTTGGTACTGAGGAACAATTCGTGTGTCACCTAACGTAATGGAAGAACCCTGTGGCACAGTAGCAGCAACCCTTGCCGCCACTTCACCCTCAGACACGCCTACAACCCTTGCCATTTGAGCAGGGGAAACACCATATTGTTCCATTGCCTTGGCAATTTGAACATCGCTCATGCCTGGGTTTGCTGCCAATGCATCTTTAACTTGTTGGTCGGTTACGCCAACAGTTTTAGAAACTAATGAATTTATTGTGTTGTCCATGACTTAGGCTTTCTCAAACATTGTAGTAAGGCACTTTGTAGGTCTGCCCATTTACGGTGACATTCATAAACCCAACGGGGTTAGCGGGTAGCGTTGCCGACCCCGCTGTGGCGGTTGACGCTGAACTGAAATTCAACAAGTTAATAAAAAACTGTTGCCACGCCCGTGATGGACGGTTAGTTGTGCCATCCAAAAACTGCGTTTGTGGATAAGGGTTAACTTGTTGTGTACTTGAAAGTCCTGAAGTAGCCATTAGTTGTCTGCCCCTTGCACTTTAAGATTTGCTGAAATGATGACAAAGTTCACAGGATCGGTCACCGATACTTCAAAGATTCTGTCTCGGGCCGTTCCCAATCTTCGCCAAATAGCACGATTTCGGTATTTACCCATTTGACCAACGCTTGTCCAATGCTCGTTTGACCAAGTTGAACCACCATCATTTGACCATCTAAGCATCGCTTGTGGGTTGTCGGTTGTTTGGTAACTTATTGAATTTTGAGTGCCTAAGATATAGGTTTTGTCAAACTCAATTGTGAATGTTGCGTCAGCCGTAATTGTATATGTATCGCCCAAATAAATGGTGTTTGTGCCTGTTTCTTGGATCGGGCCTGATAAACCCGTAGTCCCAACGCCTGGCTGAAACTGAATCTGCAATTCATCAAAATACTGACGTTGGAACTCAGTCACCAAATGAGGCGCTCTACGCAATCTGCGAATGTTCTGACCATCGTCTGTGTAGTTGGTTTTATCCAACTCGTACAACTTACCATTCTCATAGTCGCCAACAATTACCAAGCCTTGAAACACCGCACAGCAATTGCCACGGTGACGTTGATATTCGTTTTCATTAGTCGTGTAAAGCCATTTGTGCCACATTTGAGTGGTAGCGTCATAAGCCCATGTCAATTCCAAAGATGGGAAAGTGACAACAAAAACCTCATGTCCCTCAAGCTGATAAGTCCAAGAAATAGCATCAGCCACATATTTGTTAGCTAATGTGTTCTCTACTGCGTGAGTGGAAATGCGCTTGGGAATGTAGCCTTCCATTTGCATGATCTGCGCTTGACCACGGTTGTTCCTAGAAACGTAAGCAAATGAATTGCCAAGTCGATACAAAGAGAAAGGCGCAGCGATACCGTGTTGGGTAGAAGTGCCAGGAATCCTTTGGAATGGAAACGGCACAGTTCCCACATCAGTCCAAACCTCGGAGGAAATCTCACCCATCAAATAAACTTCACGGTGATCAACAATCAACGCCACCAAGTCGTCAGGCGCACCGTCTTTTAATGAATAACTTGTTTGGGGTGAAATAGGCGACAAAAGGTCAGTTGATCCCCATTCTTGAGTCGTTGGGTTGTTATAGACAATATAGTTGTCAATGATATCCACGGTGTTTGCACCGCTAAACGCACCATCAGTAGAGGGTAGAACAGAGAAGTTCAAACCGTACATGGTCACGCCAACGGCTACGGTGCTTCCTACGCTCAATGTGTAAGTTCCAACACCACCCGTTCCTGTTCCCAAAGCCGTGATGATCGTTCCAAGGGTTACGCCTACGCCACTAATTGTTTGACCAACGTGCAAAACGCCCGATGCAACCGCAGAAACAGTCATTGTTGTGGTTGCAATCGTAGCCGTAACCACCGCACCCACAGTCGCAGAATTCATTACTGAGTTTGCAACAGTTTGGCTTCTGTTGATCGTGTAAGTACCAGCCCCACCAGTTCCAGAGCCAAGCGCAGTAATCACGGTTTGTGCCAACACATCAATGCCAAACAAGGATTGTCCAACGGCAATCGTGCCGCTAGAAACGCTTGCAACAGTTAAGGTTGTGCCACTTGTAGAACCCGTGAACACGGCTGATGCGGGGCTTGATATGTACCATGTGTAACGAAATGCACCGTCCACAATGTAAACATTGATCCCGTTGTCAGTAATCTTGACTATTCCCGTGCTTGAATTTAGTTGACCAATCACCGAGGGAACTAAGTTGGCGGTTAGGGCATAAACGTATGAGCCACAAACGGCAATCAATTGCTCACCACCCGACACGGTGTGTAGCCCACGCACTTCTTGAGCATTAGGCAAGACAGCTTTAATTGTGAGGCCAGGCGTTGGGTAAAGCGCAATCACCCCACGTTCACCCTGTTGTTTAGCGGGGTCAACTTCGGGATAGAAATTGATGCACTCTTGGGCATCTTGGTAGATGCTTGGTGCTTCGTAACTTGCGCCTACAAAACCGAAATCTGGCATGGTAGTCCTTTAAATGAAACCGCCAGTAAGAATCCAGCCCGCATCTTTGCTTTTGTTAACCAACAAAGCATCAGGATAACGTGAGACTTGCAATGGCGACATATTGGTGCGCTTGAGGGTAGCTTTGGCTTGCCCCGCAAACGTCTGTACCATCGCTATTTGCGTTGCAGAGGCTTTGCCATACATGGGCATCAAACGCTCTGCCAAACACCATCTGAGAGCCATTGAATAGCCTTGTGGCAGCAATATATCTTCATACATTGAGTCATAACGGCTAAACAAGGTATTTGCAAACAAGTGCATTTCACCTTGTGATGGGCTAGGCCAAATGAATAGGTTTCCCGAGTCAGCGCCTGGGTTGTAGTAAACCGCCTTAGGCCACGGGCCACTTAGCGTCTTTAAACCAATCATTTGATAGCTATGCAATTCCAAAACCGACATGGGGTAATCCAAACCACCGCCCGTAATCGGTTGCCCGTTAGATGTAGTGTTTACCCTAACAAACGCAGAGTCAATGTTTAGTGGCTTTTGGTAGTAAGCCGTGATTGAAGTGGATGCAACGGTTTGGGAAATGTTGACTTGATAAGTGCCCGTTTCGTTGATGTTGCCACCCGCACCCGTCAAAAACTGAGTAATTTTTGTTCCCGCTGTGATTCCCGTGCCACTTAATGTTTGCCCTTGTGCAATAGCACCTGAAGCAATAGCGGTCACGGTCAGGACGTTTCCTGTTATTGAACCTGTAAAAGAAGCGCCAATAAAGTTTTGAGTCGATGGGTTAGGGCCAATCGTGTATTGGGTTTGACCCGAAATGACGGGGCAAATGATTTCTGTGACATTGAAAACCATCATGTTTTCATTTGACCATTGGTCAATTATGTCGTTGAGCATTTCAAACGCATCAAGCGCTGCGTCAGGAGTCGGAGTTTCACCACTTTCCAATGCACCAATGTCTTTTAGCGCTCTGCTAACAATGTCATAAGGCACAGCCATAGTGATTCCTTAACTTAACTTAAATGTGGGCGGCTTCCAAGGCAAAGCAATTTCTTGCTGTTTTTTGACCGTTTCAAGCTGCTCTAGTAGTCTTGATTTTATGCTACTAATCCCATCTTGGGTAGTGCCTTGATTAATCCAATTAACAACCATTTGTTCGGTCACTTGTGACGTTGGGATAGTGGCCTTTGTAGGGTCAAATTCCCAATATCCTTCAGTCTCAATCTTTAAATCATTTTCAACCAAAGAAAGGTGATACTTAGCCCGATAAATGGCTTTGTCATCACCCTTCAACTCTGTAATTTTCCAAAGGTATTGCATTAGAAAGTTATTGAGCCAGAAGCTGTGAATTTATAAACTCTAAACCCACCAGCCACAGTAATTGTTGGTGAACCTGTTGTGCTTGTGGCTGCTATGAATGTGTCTGGATAGCGGAGGATTACGATACCGCTACCGCCAGCACCGCCATTTGATCCTGTATTACCTGAACCACCACCACCGCCGCCTGTGTTTGCAGTTCCAGATGTTCCTGTGCCTGTTACGTTAGCCGCTCCGCCACCACCAACGCCTCCAATCCCTGCCGTTGATCCACCCCCGTTATATGAACATCCACCCCCGCCCCCAGCATAAGCCGTGACTGTTCCGCTAATTGAAGATGCAATGCCTGCACCCCCATTTCCGCCAGGAGCAGTTGTTGATGAAGATGAAGACGCAAGTCCTACTGTACCCGCACCACCGCCACCACCAGCGGGATAACTTTGTCCTAGCCCACCAGCATTGCCTTGCCCAGAAGTTCCTGATCCCGCAATTTTTCCAATACTGCCTTCTCCATTACCACCGCCAGAACCACCGTTTCCAGCGGGGGAACTACGGGTTGCCGCCCCATATCCACCACCTAAAGCAACAATACGACCTGTAAAAGCGCCTGAAGTTGTGGAATCAAATACTGAGTTATTGCCGTTTACGCCTCCGCTACCCGTAGACCCACCAGTGCCCCCACCGCCAACAGTTACAAAATAAGATGTGCCAGAGGTTATGCCAGCGTATCCAGCAAGCAAGCCACCCGCACCGCCACCGCCGCCACCATTAGAAACCGAACCGTCACCGTTTCCCGCCCCACCACCACCAGCAACAATCAGGTACTCCACATTCTGCGGAGGCAGTCCTGTCCAGTTGTTGTCCTTAATGGCTTGGCTTGCCTGAGACAGCGTGTAAATGCCGCTATATTGAGCCACGTTAGACTCCTTGAGTTACTTCAACCCATGACAATGTTGGCTCATCCCATTTGTACATCTTGCCATCTGTAGGCATAGGTGTAGGTGCATCCCACAGATATGTCTCAGCGTTTTTAGTCCAAGATGCAAATGGTTGTGGAGGGGCAAAGCCTGTTCCATCCCATGTGTAGCCAATGCCAGCATAGTTTTTATGCAATGGGCGACCTTCAGGGTGTTGGTTGCCATGCGTGTTATAGGATGTTTGAACCCACTCAGATGGATTACCCCAATGACCTAAAGCCAATGTCTCAGCGTCAATGACAATAACTTGGTCAACGATGCCGTTTGTGATGTGTGCGTAATGGCTCAAAATATTCTCCTTAGAAAGTGATTGTCCCAGAGGACGTAAATGTGTAAATTTGATAATTGTCTGCGTAGTTGATTTGTGGTGAGCCAGTTGTTGCAGTTGGTGCTGATTGTGTTGCAGGGTAACGAATGATTACAATGCCAGAGCCACCAGATGCCTGAGTAACTGCGGTTGAACTGTAATTACTTCCACCGCCACCACCTCCACCAGTATTGGCTTGACCATTTTTTCCAGCCACTTGTGTAGCAGAATTGCCAGCCGCACCATCACCGCCACCAGCGCAACCTAAACCAGCCGTTGCGCTAGATGTAATACCACCACCACCCCCACCAGCGTAGAAAACACGCTGACCAGTAATTGTTGAGCAAGTACCCGCACCGCCATCCA